AGATTCATTGAAGAGAACGAAGAGATTCAAAGCTTCTTGTATGATGAAATTAAAAGTGTGCTATGAAAGTCGTAGGTCTAAATGGTCGTGAGTACAATATAAATTTAAAGAAATATATTGTAAAAAGAAATGACAAGACTGTTAAATCCAAGTATCATATAGCAGCAAGAGAACTTCTTGCCGATATGTTTAGTGGTTACACTGTTTTAGAAGAAGTAAAGTTGCCGGGATCAAGATGTCCAAGTAAGAAGTCTGCATTATTCCTAGACTTCTTTATTCCAAGTTTAATGCTTGGCATAGAAGTTCACGGTAGACAGCATTATGAGTTTTGTAAATTCTTTCATAAAACTATGGCGGGCTTCTTGCAATCTAATAAAAGAGACTTTATAAAGGAAGATTGGTGTGAACTAAACGGTATAGAGTTAATTGTTCTTAAATATTCAGATAGCATAGAAGATTGGAGAAATCAAATTGACAGCCGCTGAAAGATTAAAGCATTTCTTGGATGGTATTGACTCATATATCACCGCTAAGAATATAACACCTACAAAATTTAATCCAGAATTTGCGATGGCAGAAACGCTATCCTTAGAAAACATGGATAAGTTAACGCAAGATGAATGTTTTGGATATGCATATCAACTCATGCAGTATGTAGATCATGTTGCTACAGAGCGCGCTCAGTGTGAGAATGTAATTCGTTGGTGTGAAAACTCGTTACAGAGTATTATATCTGAACAGTTATCCAGTGGCGTGTGGGATACATATGCAAAGCATGAAACTAAAGTCGCAACAATTCTTAGAAATGATGACCTAGCACATAAAATTAATGAATGGAAACTAACTGCTCAAGGAAGACTTGAAAATATCAAGACTAGAGAGTATAATATACGTAGAAAGGCCGACATACTTTTTGAAAAAGGCAAAAGGAAATGATAGATAAAGATCTACTTAAAAATCTTACTGTTGAGCAGAAGCAAGTTTTGCTTGACCAACTTATGAATAGTTTATCAGAAACAAAACAAAAGGAGGAAGCGGTTTCCTCCAAACCTCAGTCAACTGTGACCGAGGATTTTCGTGTTACAAGTAGTAAAACTGAATTAGAAAGAGGGAGAGTTCCGGTGAAAGCCAGAAAAAACCAATGGGTTGACGATGGACAATTTCAACTTGAGGGAGAAGACGAATGGTCTAACAACAGAAAAAGAACTAGCAGGAGTAGAAGTAAAGCAACTAAGGTTGAAGTAGAGTGTAGCGTTTGCGGTAAAACCTTTATGGAAAATCCGTCGCTGATCTATGGTGAACACCATCGTTGCAATCGCTGCGGGAGAAGGTAGTGAGTAAATTACTTGGAGACTCTGGCGCAGAGACAGCGGTTCTTGCTGGTCTCTTCTCTTACGGTCTAGAGTCATACGTTGAAATTAGCGACATTATTGACCACACAAGTTTCTCAAGTCAAAACAATCAACTAATCTATAAATGTATAGAAAAGATCTTGACTAAGGAAGCATATATTGACTTACCAACATTACTATCTGCCGCTGAACAGCTTGGATTTTCCGAAACAATTCAGACCAAACAAGAATTACAATACATAAAAAGTTTGATGGATTTTCCCGTCAAGAAAGAGAATGTAATTCATTTTGCTGCGCAGGTAAAAAAGTTTGAATTCGCTAGGAAGATTAGAGCGATTGCTAATAAGATTGGTAGAGATATAGAAGACATCAATGGCGATGAAGATATTGATGAAATAATTGGCATAGCAGAAAACCCTCTAACGGAATTTTTAAGAGAAGATGACACAAGAGATAAACCAGAGAGAATTGGTCAAGATATTGATGAGTACCTTGATTTCCTTATGGATAATAAGTGTGATCAGATCGGTATACCGAGCGGGTTTGACAGGTATGATGCCGCTATTGGTGGCGGTCTTCGACGCAAGTGCGTTGACTTGGTATCTGCTCGTCCTAAAGTGGGCAAGTCTGTATTTGGCGATAATGTTGCCGTCAATGTTGCAAGAAGAGGAATTCCAGTCCTTATGCTCGATACCGAAATGAGCAAAGAGGATCACCTCAACAGAATTCTATCTAGTCTTAGCGGAGTACCAATTAATGAAATTGCAAATGGTAGTTTTGGAGATGATGAAGAAAAATACATTGCGGTTCAAAACGCAAAAGAAGAAATTAAAAGTATACCATATACGTATGTTAGTGTAGCAGGAGCGCCATTCGAGAATATACTCAATCACATTAAACGGTGGGTAATTCAAGAAGTAGGAACAGATGAAAACGGAAGAACAAATGAGTGCTTAGTTGTCTATGACTATCTAAAACTAATGTCGTCTGCTGGTATATCTGGCAATATTCAAGAATACCAAGCACTTGGATTTCAAATTACAAACCTTCACAATCTAGCAGTCAAGTATGACTTTGCTTGTCTAGCGTTTGTGCAGTTAAATAGAGACGGCATCACTAAAGAATCTACAGATGCGGTAAGCGGATCTGATAGATTGATTTGGTTGTGTACATCATTCTCTATATTCAAAGAAAAGTCAGCAGAAGAAACGGCAGAGGATGGTCCTCGCGCCGGAAATAGAAAACTAGTACCTATTGTGTCTCGTCATGGACCCGGTATGCACGACGGAAACTACATTAATCTTAGAATGGACGGCGCACATGCGTTACTAACAGAATTAAGAACTAGAGATGAGTTTCTGAAATGCGGAGATACTGATGCAATAGAAGGTGCAGAACTACCTTTCGATGAGGATAATGATGAATAAATATGAAGGCGTGTTTAATGGCGGCCCTGAACACGGACAAAGATATCCGTTTCCAAAGAATCAAGAAATAATTGAAGTAACTAAAGTGTATGAAAGCGGATTAACAACCGTGTCTAAATACGCTAGAAGAAGAGTAGAAGGCAATGTAATTTATTACGACCTCATGGAAGAGAAGTTCTTAAAATACGCAAGTCACCTCGAAAGAAATGATTTAAAATGAGTATAATTCCATTGTCTATTGCGACTGTATGCTACGTCATAACAGCGTATAGTAATTTGAAGCAGCGTGACTATCCTCACGCCTTTGTTTGGTTTTCCTATGCACTTGCTAATTGTGGACTATTATGGTATGAGTACGACAAAACAAAAACTTGATTTAGAAAAAGTCAAAGAGACTATTGTTAATAATATTGATTTACTGTTAGATAATCTAGACGTTGAATACGAGTCAAAAGGTGATAATATTTTTATGCCTTGTCCTATTCATGGTGGCGATAATCCAAACGGATTGTCTATATCATTAGACCGTAAAACTTGGAAGTGTTGGACTCATAATTGTCATGATGATTTTGGTACTGATATTTTTGGATTCGTCAGGGGTTGTAGACAAGACCCGACATTTTCTGACACCTTGAGGTTCATATGTCAATTGTACGATATCAATAAAGATCATGGTAAGAAACTTGAACCAAAAATAAAAAAAACAGAACTAGAAGAAATTGTAAATATATTTAAGAAAAACATAAATAAAAAAAATAACAACGAATACGTTCGTGATGTGGAAACGCTAAATAATTCATTTTATTTTGAAAAGCGAGGATTTTTACCGGAAACTTTGGAGCATTTTGGAGTAAAAGATTGTATAGATAAATCATCCGCAATGTGGAATAGGGCTATCATACCTGTTACATTTGAAGATAAAGAAATTGGATATATTGCTAGAGCAGTAAAGAATTTTGTTCAACCCAAATATCTCTTTTCTACGGGGTTTAAAAAGACAGACTACTTATACAATTATGACAACGCTATGTCTGTAGCGAAAGATAAACATGCATTATTTTTAGTTGAAGGTCAAGGTGATGTGTGGAGAATGTATGAAGCGGGTGTGGAGAACTGTGTAGGTCTCTTTGGTAAAGATTTGTCTGACACACAAAAGTCCCTATTGATTAGAAGCGGAGCAACAGACTTGGTTGTGCTAACAGATAACGATCAAGCGGGCAGAGAAGGTAGAATGAAAATACAAAGAGAATTAAGTAGAATGTTCAATCTGATATATCCAACAATGCTCAAAAAAGATGTCGGTGACACATCAGTTAAAAAAATTCAAAAACATATACTACCGGAAGTGGAAGGACTTTATTAATGATACTAGGAATTTCTGGAAAAAAACAAGCAGGCAAAACTACAATCTCTAACATAATTCATGGAGATATTTTATTAAAACAAGGGTTTGTTCTTGATTATTCCATAAATGAACTTGGCAAACTACTAATTAGAACAACAGACGCCAAAGGAACTGAAGGTTGGGGTGAGTTTGACATCGAGAGAAAAGATGAAGAATTTATTCAATATGCCCATTACAATATGTGGCCCTTTGTAAAAGCATACAACTTTGCTGACTCCTTGAAGGACATGTGTATCAATCTATTTGGGTTTACATATGAGCAGGCATATGGAACTAACGATCAGAAAAACCAAGTATTAGATCATATCAGATGGGAAGATATGCCAAGGTTTCAAAATATGAAACTGATGAAAAAAATGCCTATAGACGCAAGGAAAAGTTGGGACTGGCGCGAAGGCGAAATGACTGCGCGTGAGTTTATGCAGTTCTTTGGGACTGACATCATGAGAAAGATACACAACAATGTATGGGCAAATGCCTGTATAAATAAAATCACAAAAGAAGGTAGTAATCTTGCTATTATAGCAGACGTTAGATTTCCTAATGAAGTTGAAGCCATCAAAAAAGCTGGTGGCAAAGTATTGAGATTGGAGAGGAATGTTCATGAAGACGACCACGACAGCGAAACCGCGCTAGATGTGGACAACTATGACCATTCTAATTTTTGGCACGTATTTGATAATAGAGATGTCGGAATTGCAGAAACAATAACTGAGGTCAGATCTCTTTTGGGGGAAATGCAATGGTAAAAGAATTATTAATACCTAGACAGTATAAAAATAAGATAAGGATAGGAAGAGAAGAAGATAGTGGATACGTTGTATCAAAAGACCATTTAGCAAAAAAATTAATATCAGTAGGATGCGAAAATAAAACAACTTTTGAATCTGATTATCTTTCAGTGAACCCAGACGCAGAAGTTATCATATACGATGATATTAGTGGCTGCCACCTCGCAGACGAAGATGATAGAGTTACATTTCATCAAAAGTATATTGAATCATTCTCTGAACTTAATATTACAGATCCATCTATCATTCAAATGGATATTGAAGGAGCAGAAGTAAAACTATTCGGGGAAACCGATTTGTCAGGCATTGAGCTTGTAGAACAGTTAGTAATCGAGTTTCATTTTCACAAGAGAATATGGCCCATCTTTCCTCAAAACGGAACAGATGAACAAATTAAAAAAGCGCTAGAAGTATTAAATAAACATTTTACCCTAATACACATACATGTAAACAACTGCGGGTTTGCAGATGGTTGGCCTATGTATAAAGACGTTTATGACCCCATAGAATTAACATTCATAAAAAAAGACGATTCACTGCCGGTTGAGTCAGAGCCTTTTCCAATCAAAGGGTTGGATTTTCCTAATCGTCCCGGCGCTTTCGATCCCGTAATAGATTGGTGGGTAAAATGATAGTGACTTATATTAGGTCGTCAAGTTATAACGGTTATGACTATTGCCAGATGCAATACTTTCTGACTTATGTTTTAGGACATAGATCAGATAGCGGAAAAAAGGCAGACCTCGGAACAATGGTTCACAAAGTCATGGAAGTTTTAGCGGGACTTAAAAAGTTTCAGCAAGACAATCCACGAAAAAAGTATCTGGTTGTAAAAGACGATGCTGTTGACGAAGTTAGAATCCATAAAGATGAATTACTTACAAAACAATGTGTAGAAGATTTAGTTGATCTTAGTTTCAATTCTTACAAAAAAGGATCAAAACACAAGTGGACTCATGCCGATAGAAAAGAAGTATCACGGCTTTCTTGGTTAGCGTTAGACTGGAATGACGGTCAATTTGACCCACGATACAGGGATATAGTTGACCCAGAACCCCATTTTGATATTCCCATCGAAGAAGATTGGGCGAAATATGAGTACGAAATGCCAAATGGGGAAGTTATTAAGGGAAGATTAGCAATAAAAGGAACAATCGACCTTGTAACAAAGGTAGATGATGATACAATAGAGGTTATCGACTGGAAAACAGGGCGCAGATTAGACTGGGCAACAGGTCAAGAGAAAGATTTTAAGAAATTGACTACCGATGCACAATTATTATTATATAATTATGCCATATCTAAACTCTATCCAGACTACAAACAGGCGATTATGTCTATCTTTTTTATAAAGGATGGCGGCCCGTTCAGTATGTGTTTTGATAAATCAGATCAAGAGAAGTTCTTGGGTATGTTGAAGGATAGATTTGAAGAGATCAAAGCGAATGTATCTCCTAAACCGTTGCGAG